GACCAAAAAGAAGCCCTAGACATGATCCAACACAAAATAGCCCGCATCCTCAACGGCGACCCCAACTACTCCGACTCGTGGCACGACATCGCAGGCTATGCAAAACTGGTTGAGGATCGACTAAATGCTGAGTAAAAATCTGGTATGCCGGGCCGCGCAGTCACCCGCTCTGTGCAAATCCCAAGCTAAACGCAATTGGGTAAAAAAGCTACAGTACGCCTGCCCGTTTTACCTGCATAGCGCACCCGGCAAGCCACGTGATCGTTTTGATCTGGCCGAGAGGGCGCTTTGGTTTGGCGTGTTGGAGCAAAACTACCGCGAATTGGTCGCCGGTGATCTGGACACGATCGAGTTTTTCATGAATGAAAACAACCCGGTTTATGACGTGCTGGGACTCAATCCCCGATACGTCATCGAGGTCACACGGGACGCGCTGCAAGAATTGGCACAATGAGCATCCAAGCCTACCACGATGCCGGGTACCGGGTTTTCACACTGTACCCCATGACAAAAGACGGCCAGTGCGCGTGCGACAACCCCGACTGCGACAATGCAGGCAAGCACCCGACGGCGGCCAAGTGGCAACTTACGCCCCACTGGAGCGATGAGCAGTTTGACAATCTGGTGGAGCACACGGCGGCTAAAGACGGCTTTGGCGTGCTGGTCAAAGGCTTTCTCGTGGTGGATGTCGACCCCCGCAATGGTGGCAACGAAAGTCTGGAAAAACTTGACCCCATGCTGGGCACGCTGTCCACGTTGGTGGTCAATACGGGCAGTGGTGGCCTGCATATTTATTTTGACCTGCCAGCAGACAAAGCCGCCTATGTCCAACATGTCAAGGACTATCCCGGCATTGACTTTAAGACCAGCGGCTACGTCGTGGGCGTCGGTAGCCTGCACAAGAGTGGCAAGCGTTACACCACCGTGTGCGACATCGCCGAGCCGCTCAACCCCGCCCCGGATTGGCTGCTGGCCATGCTGGCCAAGCCTGACCGGCAACGCGTTGAATACAAGGGCAAGACTTGGGACGTCAGTGACAAAGAGCTGGCCGGGATACTGCAACACGTCGACCCCGACTGCGACCATGAGACATGGATCCAATGCGGTATGGCGTTACATCATGCCACCGGTGGCAACGGGCTGTACCTGTGGGATGACTGGAGCAGCAAGGGTAAAACCTATCCCGGCACCGAGACGCTTGACAAGCGCTGGCACAGCTTTGGCAAGTGCGATAATCCCGTGCGGGTGGGTACTCTAGTACACTATGCCGAGCAAAACGGCTACCAGCGCCCGATCATGTTGGATGATGAGGATATCGCCCCCAGCGACCACGCTAACGTCGACCTAATGAATCCACCCGGCCTGACCGGCAAAATCAAATCGTGGATACATGATCAATGCCGATACCCCCGCGAGCGGCTCGCCACGGCGGGTGCGCTGTATGTCATGGGCAATATCGCCGGGCTGCGCTACACCGATGACATGACAGGGGTCAATCTCAACCTGTTGATGCTATGCACTGCGCACAGCAGCACCGGCAAAGAGGCTGTACTGCAGGCTGTCAACGAGCTGATGAAATCAGTCGGACTGCACCACGCCACATATGGCGCTGTCAAATCCGAGCAAGAAATTGTCCGCAACTTGATCACCCACCAAGCGGCCTATTACCAGCTGGACGAAATGGGCTACCTGCTGCAAAAGCTGGAGGGTGCGCGCAATGGTGGCGGGGCGTCTTACCTGCAAAACGTGATCAGCACCTTCATGAGCGTCTATACCAAAGCCGACGGTAGCTACCTGGTGAGCGGCGACATTAAAAAGGACGTGCGTAACGAGCTGGTGCGTGAGTACAAGGATTGCGAAACCCGGATCAAAAACAACGAAGACCCGAGAGGGTTTTTTCGACGGCGTGCGCAGCAGATCAAAGAGACGGCACTGCCACAGATAGAAGAGGGGTTGCAACGACCATTTCTGTCGATTTTTGGCATGACCACACCGGTGTCGTTTGATGATTTTGTGACCGCCGAGCAAGCTACAAATGGTTTTGTTGGCCGGTCCATTATCGTGCGTGAGCACGAGAGCAACCCGCGGCGCAAACAACGCAACAAGCACCCGGTCCCCACCGAGATACGCCATACGCTGGAGATGATCTACACTGGCGGGGAGTACGAGGTCAAGGACATACCACGGATTGAGTATTACGGTGACAAAACCGTGATCCACACCGACGCCGAGGCACAGTCCTATATGGACCGGGTATACGATGATTTGCATGAGCTGGCCGAGGTACACAAGTCCCGGACAGGGCTGGAGTCGATCGTCCGCCGTGGATATGAGCAAGTGAGCCGTATCAGTACCATACTGGCCGTGCCGGAGCGGATCCGCACGATAGAGCATTGCCAGTGGGCGTATCAATATGTAATGGCCGACATTGAGACCAAGATCAATCTTGCGCAGGCCAACATCAACCCGGATACCGACGATGCGTTGCTAAGCCGCCTACTGGACATCATCGGCGATGGCGAGAAAGAGAGCGTGATCATGCAGCGCGTGACGCGGGCAAAGCACTACAAGAGGCAGGACGCCGAAAATATGCTGAAATGGCTGGCGGATAACGGACATATCAAGCGCACGACCCGCAAACACAAGGGCAACGGGACTGAATATTATTTTTATGAGAAAAAGGGTTGACTTTCAATATCGAGAGTGGGATACTATAACCTCACAAGTAAAGGAGTACTACAAAATGAAAAAGCTAATCACAACCACCGCCGCCGTTGCTCTGCTGTCAGGCTGCGCCCTCGGCACGCCGCCGATGGATATCCAGCCAGACCCGGTTGATGCCAGTCAGTACACCGGCCTGTCGTGCGATCAAATGGCCGATCAGTACCAGCAGTTGCAGCAGGACAAGCGACGTTATGTCGATCAACAAGAGGATCGCCGGGCCATGAATCGGACAATGGCGTTGTGGATTGCCGGGTTTGGCGCTGGTGATGGTCAGGCGGCGAAAGACCTGGCGCGTACTAAAGGCGAGATACAGGCGATAAAACAGGCTGCTGCTGATGGTGGCTGCGAAATCACGGGAGGCTAGCCATGCAGTTATACAACGAGATCATGGACGAAGTTGGCTGAGCCACAAGAAAGTTTCCGGAATGGCCGGATGATCCTCTGCATGCGCTGGCCGCCCAGTCTGAATATTGAGAATGAATTATGAAAGCACACACACTAGCACGACTGGGGCAAGACGCCGACGTGAGGTATACAGCCAACGGGACAGCCGTAGCCAATCTGAGATTAGTTTATGACTACGGTCGGAAAGACGGAAACGGCAAGTTCGGCGCTTCGTTATGCCACAACACAGGATATACACCATGAATAACGCAGAGATAAAACACAGCCCAGCCCCGTGGAAAATTGCAGAGCTTACGGAACAGCATCCGTCACCCCGAATATTTTCAGGTTCCCGGCTTGTCGCGCATGTCAGCAACAGCGATTACCCAAACGAGGCCAACGCGAACTTGATTGCAGCCGCGCCAGATATGCTGGAAGCGTTGCAAAACCTTGAAAACGACGATGGCAAAACGATGCCGCCGAGTGCATGGAAGCTGGTACAAAACGCAATTACAAAAGCCACCAATGGGGTATAACGCCTAAGTTAGGTAGAGAGGATGAATATGATTAAAGGGTCGGAAGCAAAACACATAGAAGCCGTCGGGGCACTACAGGCCGCTCTTGCCGCCTTGGAGTCTATCGAGTTACCTCGCGGCAGTACCGAGAGAAGAATGCAAGGAGAAGCGATCAATTACACGCGAAAAGCGCTCCTACGACAGTGGGACAGCAATGAACAGTACATTAGCGAAGATGATACCTAACGCTTGATATACGACAACACGTAGGCATAGCAATGAGGAATGGCAATGTTTCGTGAATGGATGGCCAGACGGGCTTACAAACAGCGGCTGATTAAAGATGCCGTGTAACTGGATTTTTAACGAAGAAGTGACCCACGGAGAAAGCAATGAAAACCAAAATCATCACAGTCACTGCCACCCTCGTCGCCCTGTCAGGCTGCGCCCTCGGCACGCCGCCAATGGACATCAAGCCGGATCAGGTCGATGCCAGTCTGTACGCCAACCTGTCATGCGATCAGATGCAAGACCAGTACCAGCAGCTATTGCAAGACAAGGAAAAATACGCAGCCAGACAAAAAAACCGCAACGCCCGCAGCCGGTCAATGGCGATATGGGTGGCTGGTTTCGGGCTGGGTGATGGCGAAGAAGCTGCCCACCTAGCTCACACCAAGGGCGAACTTGTGGCGCTTGAAACGGCTGCCGGTAATAGCGGCTGCGGTCTAGTGGGCACACGCTGAAAGTAATCAACAAGCATCTACACACCGGCTGGCGCAATAAAAAACGCGCAAGCCCTATTATCTGGGATGAAATCAAAATGAGCATAGTAGACCAAGCAAAACAACCCGAGGATCGCCCCCTTGTCGTCACCCTGTTGGGCGAAAACGGTTTAGGTAAAACCACAACCGCCGCAACGTGGCCCAAGCCTGTAGTCATCCGCGCGGAGGACGGCGTCAACGGAGTACCCAAAGGATTTCGACCGGACGCACTGCCCGTGATAAACCGCGTTGAGGATCTGTGGGACCAACTCAAAGCGCTATGCAGCGAAGAGCACGACTACAAGACGGTGATCATCGACAGTATTACCCAGCTTGAGCAGATGTTTATCCAAAAGGTAGTAGACAATGATCCCAAAGTAAGCAACATCAACCAGGCCAACGGCGGTTATGGCGCAGGCCGTGAGGCCGTTGCCACGATGCATCGACGTGTGCGAAAAGCTGCGGACGTGCTGGTATCCAAAGGGATGCATGTGGTTTTTATAGCCCATGCGGATATTGCGAAGATGGACCCCCCAGACGGTGACCCTTATACCCGTTATGAGCTGCGGTTGCATAGGACCAGCGTCAGCCCATACACTGACAATGTGGACGTTGTTGGGTATCTCAAGCTGCAAACTTACACAACCGGTGATGGTGATCGCAAACAAGCAGTAACAGATGGCCAGCGCGTGCTCGTAACCTACGCCACGCCGAGCAACGTATCAAAAAATAGGTTGCATATCACCGAGGACCTGCCGGTTAGTATCGGTGTTAACCCGTTAGCAGATTATGTAGAGGAGTACAAGTAATGGAGCAACGTACAGCTGAGTGGTTTGACGCACGCAAGGGTCGCGTCACCGGCAGCAACTGGGGCGCCGTGCTAGGCCTGAATCCTTGGCGCAAACCCGAAGAGGTTTTGCGTGCCATGGTGCGAGAGGCACACGGAGCCGAGCGCGAGTTTACAGGCAATCCGGCTACCCAATACGGTCAACAATACGAGCGCGCCGCTACTAAATGGTTTGAGCGCGAAACGGGTATCACCGTCGAAGAATGTGGTTTTTTTAAAATACAAGATTGGGGCGGCGCTAGCCCAGATGGATTAACCAGCGATGACGGTGTGATCGAGATCAAGGTACCGTTTAAATTTCGCAACACACTGGACCCTGAGTTTCAATCGATCGACGAGATGCCGTGGTACTACGCACAGGTGCAGGCCGAAATGCTGGCTGCCGAAAAGGACAAGGCATATTTCGTACAATATGCGCCAGAGTTTGGCGATCCATTCAGCGAGACTTATAGACCGGAGCAAGGACTGATTGAGCCGGTATATCTTGATGCTGAGTGGTGCGGACGCCATATTTGTAATTTAATCTGCTTTCACGACCGCTACCTAGACGAATTGCACAACCCCGAGCATCTAGAGCCACTACGGCGCGTAATCGACGATCAAGACGCGATCAACAAAGTGGTGCGCATCAAGCAAATCGACGCCGAGATGAAAGACCTAAAGGAGGAGCGCAAGACACACATGGATCGACTGGTTGATGCGGCTATGGGACAAGATGCAGAGATCGCAGGACACAAACTAACCAAAGTGGAGCGCAAGGGCAATGTAGATTACGGCAAGGTTATAAAGGACAATTTACCCGATTTAGATGTAGAGCAATATCGCAAAAAGGCATCAATTAGCTGGAGGCTATCCTAATGAGTTTTTGGAGCACACAAGACGGCGTCGCCACCGATACCGGCACAGAGTTCGAAGTAGGCGGCAACATGGAGCCGATCCCCGGCGGATCGTGTTTAAAATCCATGATCACCGGGGCCGAATGGAAACGATTCGAGGATGACCCCGAGTTTATCAATCTTGAATGGACGGTGCTGGAGCCGTCCGAATACAAAAATCGCAAGATATTTCAAAAGCTGCGCGTCAACAACGAGGATAACAATAAACGCGACAAGGCATTGCGCATGCTGGCTGCGATCGACGCCAATGCTGGCGGGCAACTTGCGAAGACGGGCGACACGCCAACCGACCAGGACTTGCAAGCGGCGCTGCTCAACAAAATCATGATGATTGATGTGCAGGTGTGGACGATCACCGCCGAGCAGTCTAATGACGGGTTGGAGCGCAGTGGTAACTGGGTAAACAAGGTGGGCGGCACAGGCCAACCCCAAGCTGCCGAGAAAAAGCCTGATGTTGACGATGACATCCCGTTTTAGTTAGCCCCAAGAGCGCTGGGCATCGCGGTAAACTGCCTGCTTTATACCCACAGGAGTGCAATAATGGAGTATGAAATAACCGACAAACGCGGGCAGACGTGGGAGATGTTTTGTGATGCCAGCTACTATGACATGTGGTGCGTCCGGTGGGCGTCGAATCGAGAATTTAATACCATGACATCGTTTCATTTTGATAAGCAAGAGCAGGCTGCCCGGTTTTTGAAACTGCTATCTGTATCCACATGACCCTACGCCCCTACCAACAACAAGCTTATGATGCGATCATGGCATGGGTCAGCAAGTGCGTTGATCCATGTTTGATCGAGGCCGCCACAGGAGCAGGAAAATCGCACGTCATAGCCGCCGTGGCCAATGCGATCTACAGCAAGTCGGGCAAGCGCATCTTGTGCTTAGCGCCCAAAGCCGAGCTAGTCCATCAAAATCGCGAAAAGTATTTAGCGACAGGCAACCCGGCCAGCATTTTTAGCGCCAGCGCGGGCGACAAGTCGTTGCGGCACCCGGTCGTGTTTGGCACGCCGGGCACAGTGGTTAACGCTATCGACCATATCGCGCCCAATGTGGCGGCGGTCATATTGGACGAAACCCACGCCGCGCTAACCCCTACGATATACCAAATCGTGGACGCGATCCGCCAACAAAACCCAAACGTGCGCATCATCGGATTTACGGCCACGCCGTACACTATGCGTCATGGATATATCTTTGATTCATGGCCAGACGGCACCAGCACGGACTACCCCGAGACGCGCTTTTTTAAGCGTATGGTGTATCGGATTACAGCACGAGAGTTGATCCGCGATGGCTATTTGACGCCACCGGTGATCGGTGAGCATGACGGCCAGTACGACACATCTGGGCTTGAGATCAATCGCACCGGCAGCTATACATCGGCCAGTGTGGAGCAAACGTTTACCGGCCAAGGGCGCAAGACAAGCCATATCGTGAGCGACTTGGTGGCCCGTTGCGCCGATCGGCGGTGCGTTTTGATATTTGCCGCCAGCCGTCAACATGCGAAAGAAATCCTTGAATCCATGCCTATTGGCACAGCGTACATAGATGGCAACACGCCCAAGCACGAGCGGCAACAGATCATCAGTGATGCCCGCAGCGGGGCGGTGAAATATATTGTCAATGTGGCGGTGCTGACCACCGGCACGGACATACCCACTATTGACTGTGTAGTTATGATGCGCCATACCGAATCGGCAGGACTTTTTCAGCAGTGCATCGGTCGCGGGCTGCGCCTGCATGAGGATAAACAGGATTGCCTGATATTGGACTACGCTGAAAACATCGAAACGCATACCCCCGATGGCGACTTGTTTAATCCCAATGTAGACGCGCCCTATGCCAAACAATCCGGCACGCCGATTGATGTAGCCTGCCCCGACTGTCACCATGTCAACCAATTTACAGGCCGCGAAAACCCGGACGGCTATGGCATCAGCCAAGATGGTTACTTTATCGACTTGGACGGTCATCGCATTGAAGGCGAATATGGCGATATGCCCGCGCACCATGGGCGGCGCTGTACCGGCACCCGTATCACCGGTGGGCATATGGTGCGGTGTAGTTACCGATGGACCGAGCGCACCTGTGAGGAGTGTGGCGCGGGCAATGACATCGCTGCGCGGTACTGCGAATCGTGCCGCGCCGAGCTGGTTGACCCAAACGAAAAGTTGCGTATGGAGTTTGCGCGGATGAAAGCCGATCCGTACCAGACCAGTACCGACAAGGTGCTATCATGGACGGTGCAGCCCACCATGAGCCGGGCCGGTAACCCAATGAAAAAAGTACATTACCAAACCGAGTACCGTAAAAATATCACGCAGTTTCTACCATATACATCCCGCGCCAAGCGCGCGCAGACTGATTACATGCTGTGGAGGACAAAAACCGATGACGGCAAAACGATGCCCGAAACGGTCACATATCTTAAAGACCGCGCCAGCGGATTTTGGCGCATACTTGACTACAATAGGCCAGCCGATGAAATTTCCCAATGATCTTACCGTGATTGGCGACATGACTTACCGCGGCACTTGCCCAAAAGAAACTGTTGAGCATGTTACCTTTATCAACCGGATGCGCCAACAGCACCCCGAGCAAGCGGCCCTGTTGATACATCCTCAAAATGAAGGCAAACGTCATTACCGCCAAGCTGCCAACGCTAAAGCGATGGGCGCGCTGAATGCGGGTGCTAGTGACATCATCATACCCGGCGCGCCTGCTTTTGTTTGTGAGATCAAGCGACGTGATCACACGCAATCGCGGTGGCAGCCAGGGCAGCAGGAGTATCTGCGCGCCGCCCAAGAGCAAGGATGCTTTGTTATCGTGGCGTTGGGTGCGGATGCGGCA